ACCTAGCGATATTAAAAAATCAATATTTTTAATAATTTATATTAAAGCAATACAATGCAATATTACACAATCTTTAGCAATACAAAAATAGTCTATTAATGGTCTATTTTGATAAATACGGTCTATTTTTCAAGTTTAAGTCTATTAAAGGTCTATTTTTGGTGATTAAAAAAGCGGCACTTAGCCGCTTATGCTGTATGTGCCATTTTGTTTTGTTCAATATAAGCCAAAACATCAGACTTCATATAATTTACTTGTCGTTTATGAGGTTTAGAGAATGGAATGCCGCCACCTTCACATCTTTTCTTCTGCAACCACGGTAAGGATACGTGCATAACAATAGCTACTGTTTCAGGTGGAAAAGTTTGATTATCAGCAGCTTCCCAAAATTCCTTCTTAGCAGCCTCTTTTTCTGCATGAGTCATACGATCTAATTTAGTTAAACGTGACATTTATTTCTCCTTACTTTCCGCTTTAGGATTTGCCCACCAAAGTACAGGGCCATCTTCTGAATCAAATGCTGCAATTAAAAAGAGTCCTTGTTCTGGCGGTTCTGGCTTCCAGTTTGGCCAAACTACTGCATCTTCCGGTATATTTGGTATTTCATCGTAATCTAATAGTTGAGTTTCAATTTCAACTCTAAGATTCATTTGAAGTTGTGCCCACTGTTCTCTTGTATAGGCTTCAGCTCCTTCTTCAATGGTGTCAAACAATTCAATATCTGGATGAAACCAATTGAAAAGGTTTTCAGGTGGTTCTATTGGCTGGATCTGATATTTAAAACCCGTCTCACTAGATCCATAAAATAGTTTTGCTTCATCAAAGCTTTTGGTTACAAGAGGGGCAGAGCCTTTCTTGTAGCAAATTACTATTTCATCAAATTTAAAAACACGTTCAGCTGTCTTCAAATCAAAGCATTGGTACATAGGTTCACTAAACCAACTCTCAACATAAAATAGATTTTTAATATGATCTTTGCGGGAACCGTGCCATTTCTGAACTTTGATAACATCATCAAAAATTTCTAAGAAAAAGTTGTTGCCTTCCTTTTCATGCATTTTTCTATAACGCTCAACAGCTCGCTCAGCTATCTCTTTTGAAGCTGCTGGCGTTTGCTTAAAAGGGCTGTAACCTTCAGGTCGCATTGCAACCGCCCATAAAGTTGATTCACTCATCCTTCAGCTCCCGATTCGCTAACACCCAACTTAATGCAACCTTCCTCAGGTAAATCAGCATACCAACAGTAGTATCCTTCACCGTCATAACCATCTTGGAGCCATTTGATGGTCATTTCAGTTTCCATCTGGAATTGATCTTTTTCCCCATCTGGCGCACCAAAATCAAAGGCTTCTTTTAGTTCAGCGCAAGTTAGAGTGACACTAGGGGTGGGAGTATCTGGCACCGTCTCGGCTTTGGCTTTATTCCATAACTGCCAAGCATCATTAGTTACAATATTGAAATAGCCATTCATTGTTTCACTGAATGCTAGGATGTCATTTTTACGAATAGCACTTTCACGTTTAAAAATTTCTGTAGTTTTGAATTGTGATTCAAAAGGGATACGTTCATTACCTGTCATTTAAGCCACCATCTCTGCATATTCTTCTTTAGTCCACTCAACAAACTCTCTATAAAGCTGCTGGGCAGGTTTGTTTAATCGGTTGTGATAGTCGATCGTTATGCGGCGCCAAGCGACTGGTACCGCATAATGCTTGGTTAGAAACATTGCTTGATCCATGCCTTGCCGGACTATTACATAGCCCAGCAATTGCAAGTAGTACATAAAACCAAGCATGTGTTTTTGGCTCACTTTCTTGTACTGATCTTTCATGTTAGAAACCGTCCACTAATAAATAATCAGGGGTAGATTCTTGTTGAGTAGGTGTAGGATTCTCTAATTCATAGCGGCGTTTTCTCACATACCCCATTAGCTTCGGTTGAATCTGCGGATCTCGTGCAGCCACGTCTATTTCCAAAGCATCTAGCGTTGTAAGGTCTGGTGCAGTTTGGATTTGAACCATTAAAGAGGGTGGCTCATTAGCAGATGCCTTTTCTTTTTCTAGCTCTTCAAGACGTTTGTGAGTGGCGAGAAGGATAGGCTTCATTTGTTCGTCATCCCATGTGCGGGTATAACGATAAACCGCATTTACTTCTGCAGGTGTTTTTGATTCTTTTACACGCTGAAGAAGAGCATCTAATGCCTTCTGGTATTCAGGATCTACTTTAGGCTCGTTAGTTTCTGGAACTAACAGATCCTCAGATGTGGTGACATTTGTTTGTTTGGTAATAACAATCGTTGGTTGAGTTTCTGCAGAAATAACGTCACTAGGCTTTTCTGCTTTTGATTTTTTGCCTCTCTGTTTTTTAGGTTCCTCACCAAGACGAATAACACTTAAATCATTGTTGATTTCAATACCGAGTGCTTTTGAAAATGCTTTTAATTGAAGCTTGGCGTTTTCGGCATCACGTTGAACAAAACCACTATTAATAGATTCAATTAATGCGGTGGTTTTAAAATTCACGATGTAAATTGAAGGCGAATATGTAGTAATTACAAAAACATCCTGTCCTTCTTCATACTCATCAATAGTTAATGGCTTTGTGAAAGTAATCCCAGCCAGTTCAATAGTTTCGATTTTGATGCAGAATTCAAAACCCGGTTTACCAAAAACAGAAGCGGGGAATTGATCTAAGTCAGAAAAGTCAAACACGTCTCCAATAGGACGGCATAGAACAGTTTTACCTTTTTGAAGAGCTGCAAATGCTTCAGCTGCAGTTAATAAATTAGACATGAAAAGCTCTCCTTTTAGTGATGTAACGACTGTTGTTGTTGAACTTGCTGAGGATTGTTTTTAGGGACCCAACCCATCTGATCGGCACGTGCTTGGCATGCTCTATTGATACCCGCCTCATATGTAGTACCTTTAAACTTCTTAATTGCAGCATTTAAGATGTTAGTGTCTGGAGCATCTTTAATTGCTTTTAAAGCATCTTGATATAGTTGGTCCTGAGTACGAGGTGGCTTCTGGTTACCACCCTGAGCAGTTGTCTGGTTATTCTGGTTTGAATTTTGACCTGCTGGGGTTGAGGCATTTTGCTCTAGATATGCATAGTCATAGTTGTATAGATATTTACTACCATCAAAATTACCGAGGTAAACATCAGCTGCCACACCAATAGCTTTAAACGCTACACCAAGAGCATCAGTAACGGCCTTTTTATAGCCTTCATCAATCGCTACTAATTTGCCTTTTTGAACTTCAACAATTGCTGAACCGCCGTTGCCAAAAAATTCCTCACCCCAAACACCATCAATCTTGGTTTTAACTGCTACTTCAGCAAAAGCCATAATGGTTCCATCTGGCGCGGTTTCAGACCATAAACGTACATGTCTATAAGTCCAGCCATGACCAACAGGTCCAAAGGCCTGAGTCATAGCCATTAATCGCCATTGAGGGTTAATATCTGATTTACCTTTTAAATAACCAAACTCAATTTTTTTAAGAAAATTGGTAGGCGTTTGCTTAACTGCATTCCAGATATGTAAGTTGTCTTTTGAGTTTTCAGTTGTCATTTTTCTAATCCTCATCTAGAGCCGGTGAAGCCACGTTTTTGCTTGTAAGCCTTGCGGTCATAAGTAGGGATATTTGTTTCACGTAGTTTTATTGCGAGCTGCTTTCTGCGTTGGAAATCGATTTCTTGCATAAGAGAAGCGAAAACCTTTGGTTCCTTAGCTTTAAATTGCTCAACATTAAGCGGTTTTTTAAAGCCATCTTTAATTTCGTAAAGTACTGAGCCGTTAGCGTTTGCAGCATAGATAGCCCACTTAATACGTACGGAATAAAGACCTTGGTCGTCACGGCCTAAAAATGACTTGTAGCCGTCAGGGTGTTTTTTGAAATTAGTCATCTTTAAGCCTCCACCAACTTGTTACGTTCGATGAAGCCTTTTAGAAGGCCATTGATGTTTCGGATGTCTTCAAATTCGGTGAAATCGTTATATGACTTACCATTAACATCAGTGATTTCATTTACTGTGAGTTGTGTAATATCAACAGCGGTGAATTCAGAACCCGGAACGCCGTAGCTGTCAGGATGGGCTTCAAAATCAAAGCTAACGTTTAAACGGAAGCTATCTAATTTGATGACGGCAACGCCAGAATGTTTACCTGTGATTTTCGCGGTTAAAACACCGTAAGTGCTTGGTTGAGTCTTAGGCGTAAATAGAGAAGGGGCTTCTTTTGCTTGGAAAGCTGGTTGCAATTGGCAAGCAACTAAAGAACCACCAGAGATTGCAAGAGCAGCCATGCTGACAAATGCAAATGAGTTGAAAGGAGTAGCTTTTACGTTCATAATTGATCTCGCATATAGCAAAGCACATCGAAAGGTCAGAGAGTCGGTGTGCTTTTTTGTTGTCTGTGAGTTAAATATTAGGTAAACCTAATTATTAAGTCAATAGGTATTCCTAATAAAATTAGAAATACCTAACTTTTGTGTTTTAATAGACAAAAAGAAAACCCACCGTGGTGGTGGGTTTTTTATCAACTTCGACGATTATTCTGAAGAAGAATTAAATCTTTGCTTAAGATCTTGAGTTAATTTTTCAACATCTTGAATATAATTATTTCGGAAGTCGGGATTATCAAAAATATTATTTAATGTGTCAATAAGTGATAATAAACCAGACATTGGTAAGGCTACTGTGGCAGAATGCACAGCAGTATTTTGATTTACTTTATGACCAAGCATTAATTTCACAATATTATTTTCTATTGCAATCTGAAAAACTTGATCTGCGTAAATAGGTTGTAAACTAGGATTTAATTGTGTATTGATTACTTCTGTAACTGTTTCATGTCTGTTAGCGCTGCTCATATCCGACCTTTATTTCTTGGTTAACATTAAAATAGGATGAAGTAGTGTTCGGTAATGTATTCACTTCTTGAGCTACAATATTTATAGTTTTGCCATTGTTATATCTTGAGGAATTTACGCTTATATAAAATTCCTTTTCATTACCAGATAAAACATCCTCAACTACTTGTTGACCTGTTTGTAAATCAAAAAGAAAAGTTGTTTTATTCCTATGTGATTTTTCAACCAAATGGGCTTTCTTTCTTTCACGATCAATTTGCCAAGGTTGTTTTGGTCTCTCATAATTTTTATTATGAAAAATTACATCAAAATCATAACCTAATAGCCGAGAAATCTTGGAAATTGTTTTAATAGTGAGATTCTCTTCTCCAGATAAAACTTTTGTAACTCGACTTTTTTTCCAGCCTAGTTGTAATGCAATTTCTGAACGAGTCATATTACTATGACGTAACAGTCCAACTAAATGGGATGCAACTTGCTCCATTTTTACAATGGATATATCTTCATGCTCACATGAGAACAAAAATAATTTATTTGTCATAACAACCTCACCAGGAATGTTTCCATGTCGGCTTGATACTTAAAGATGGCTCTAACACGGTTATCAATGATTGTCTTTTCAGATTTATCAATCTTGTCTTTTCGCTTAGGTGATAATCTAAATAAAACAATGTATGCATTAACAAAGACCAAATATAATCGAAGGCTAGCTTTTCGAATTCTGTATACTGGTACATCTTTGTCATCTAATTTAACTACACATGCTCTATGCAACTCAGAAGAGTCATAGAAATCAAATAGTTCAGTTGGTTGTTCACACATTTCGCAGCGAGATGCTAATTGAGTGAATAATCGCAATACATCACAGTTGTCTCGTTTACTATGTAATGAAAATTCAGCCCTATCTCGGTAAAGAAATACATCACGTTTATCCATTGATGATGAAAGCATATAGACCCTAATACAGTCTGGTATCATGATTGGCTGAAGATCATCAGGAAAGCCAATTTCACTCCAGCGAAAGAAGTATGGGTCTATCATTTCTGCAAAGTTACCTTATAAGTGAACTAATATCAATTGCCATTTAATAAAAAATTTATATATAGATTGTATCGAATCTACTACTTTAATTAGCTTTGGGATGTTCCTGTCTATGCTGACTTGGCGGAACAATATCAGTTATAGCCGTAATACTTTCGACCTCATCCATATCAAAAGATAGGCGTTCGCTACCATTAACGGCCAACAAACTCAGAACACCACCATTTATTCCTACAAATTCCTTAATTGTGCACCTTCCGTCCCTTAAACACACCTGAACAAACTCTGTTGGCACAAGTTCCGCATCTGGATCACATACTACATACCAACCATTACGGATAGCTGGAAACATAGAGTCGCCCGTACCTTTTACTGCATATGCTCTAGATCCTGCAGTGTGGGTAGGAACATATCCATCACCAGCGTTTCCTTCATAACCCATGTCAGTAAAATAACCATCCATTCCCATCTTGGAGTACGCCTTTACAGGAACCCAACGTTTAGATGATGGAGTAAAAGGTTTTTCGATAATTGTTGAAAATAAAAGAGCTTCATCACTATCACTAATGTTGTATTTCTTTTTGAATTCTTCGATATCCAGTTGTTTAAATTTATCTCTCGTGCTTGATTGAATCTCTCCCGTGCCAGATGCTAGCCATGCAGGATTAACATTCAAAAATTTTGAAGCACGTAATAAATTTTCACCTTCCATTGTTTTGGATTTTCCGGATAGCCAATCACTTACAGAAGGAGGCTTGACTCCTACTGCACGAGCAAGCTCAACACCTTTAATCTTTTTAGGTGGCAAAACTTCCATAGCATACCTAAGTCGTTCAGCAAGAGTATTCATACAACTATCCTCACAATGTTAGGAAATCCTAACATAAATAAAATTAGGTATTCCTATTGATTTGTAATAAGGAATACCTAATAATTAAAGAAAAATTAGGAGCACGTTATGAATGACGCACAACTTATAGACAAGCTAGGTGGTGTCACAGCGGTAGCAAGACTTCTAGGGATTACTCCGCCATCAGTTAGTGGATGGAAAGCTATTCCCCTTGATAAAAAAATCAGGTTAGCAGTTATTGCTGAAGATCTTGGTTTAACAACACGAAAAGAACTTTTCCCTGATAACTATCAAGATATTTGGATTGAACTACGTCCCCAGACGACAAAAAGTAGAAACCTTGGATCATTAACCGCTTAGGACCTTAACCATGAGCAAAGTATCAAATGAATTGCCTGCAAGCGCTAGCAATAACGAATCGCTCATATTGCAAGCACTAAATACTAGCAACCAAAGACAAGTAGCCGAGAAGGTGGGAATAGATGCAAGCACCTTGTCGAGAATGAAAAATGACAAGAAAAACAATGGATTGACAGAGATTGAATTTATTAGCTCTCTGTTGACAGCCATTGGATTGAAGGTGGTGCCAGAAAGTGATGTGTATTGCTCACCTGAAATTGCAGAAGCAACGCGAGTTTATTTAGCACATGCATTCACTTCCCCTGAATACATGCGGATTTTATTCAAATAAAAAACCACTACCTGCGCGAACAGGAGTGGTTAGGCATTCAATTGAGATGAATCAAATGAATAAAACTAATTTATCAAATCAAACAACCGAACGCAACCAGCCAGAATTTTTAGTGGGTGACGTTGTAGTACTTACTAAAGAGTGTCGAAGTTTTAAATCAAATGATTTGTTTGAAGTCAAAAATAAAACCCTGACTAGTTTATGGACTATCAAATCACAAAATCATTTGTTTCTGGTTTCATCAAAAGAAATACGAACAGCAACAGTTGCTGAACTTAACGCCAAACGCCGACTAACAAGCGCTGAGCAAGCATTAGCGGAGGTGTCATGAACAGCTTTACACAGCAAATCAAAGTTTCTCGTCAGCAAAGTGAAATCCAATCTTTTTATGAACCTGCATTGCGAGTACTTGGGCACCTGTTTGAGGTGAAAAAGCAAAATTTACGCAACAAAGGTTATGACGAAAATAATGCAGCGGTAACCAAAGTTGAATTTTCAGAGGCTATGGCTCGTCAATTTCGCATAACGCAGTGGTTAGCACAGCAGATTGTAACCAGCTTAACCAAGGCGTGTTTGATTGATTCTTTTGGAGGTTATGTTAAGCCAAAGGATGGTGAAAAGTGAGATATGCAGCAAAAAGAAAACAGGATATTTCCGTTTCTACCACACCGCTTGAGGTGGTAATTCCACTGGAACAACCAGTAAAGATCTATTCGGCTAAAGAATTAGCAGCTATGCCACTTTCAGTTATGAATGCCGCAATTGAGGCTCAGGAAAGATTTTATCAACTTGAAGAATTAACCCATATGGGGGGGCAGGCTATAGCAGTTCGCCGTCTCATGGAGGATGGGCACAAACTAATTCAGGTGAAAGAAAAGTCTCGTATTCGCTACAAAATCAACAACGAATTTATTCCTCCAAGAATTATTCGTCAGTTGGAAATGCGCGGTCTTGTAAAATTAGGAGCAGTCACTGATGTATAAATATCTCCACCATATCAGCGACTTTATGGTTGCTACAGCGCACCTTAGCCCAGTTGAAGAGTGCTTTTATCGCCGTGCTCTCGATTT